CTCCCGAGAAAGCAATCACTCTTCCTTCTCAAGATGTTTGCTTCCAACTTGAAAGTGCTCAACTGCAGAAACTGCTGAAGGCATCCTCTGTCTACCAGTTGCCTGACCTTGCTGCTGTTGGTGACGGTGACACTATCACCCTGATGGTCCGTGATAAGAAGAACGATAACTCTAACGAGTTTGCTCTCACTGTTGGTAAGACTGACAAGACCTTTGAGTTCAACTTCAAGATCGAGAACATCAAACTGATTCCTGGATCCTATGATGTTGTAATCTCTAAGAAACTTCTGTCTAAGTTCACCAACCACAATTATAACCTTGACTACTACATTGCCCTGGAACCTGATTCCAGTTTTGGTTGATGAAACACATCCTCTTCACCCTTAAGGGGTGTTCTGCGGTTCTTCTAGATGATGAAAGTTACATTAGAGATGTAATTTATCATGCATCTGTTCAGTGTAACTCAACTCTGCTTGCTTTAAACTCACACAAGTTTTCTCCTCAGGGTGTGACTTGTGTGGCGATGCTTGCTGAGAGTCATATCAGCATTCATACTTGGCCAGAGTTGGGTATGGCAGTATGTGACATTTTTACCTGTGGAGATCATACGGATCCTCAAAGAGGAGTAGACTATATGAAGATGGTTCTCCATGCTACGGACATTATATGCAACGAATTTGTTCGCCCGCTGGAGTGAATCCAACAACATTGAGAATCTTTGGAAGTGTTCTTCTTATAGTTGGATACTTCCTTATTTTGTATGTTTCAGTTTATTGGGGATGCTGGGTTCGTTTGATTGGAAACTTGGCAATGCTTCCCTTTGCTGTTAAAATACGCGCATGGGATATCGTTGGTCTAGAAGCATTTTTCTCCGCCATTGATGCGTCCAAAATTATTCAACTTTCTTTATGAACATCTTTGTGACTGACAAGTGCCCTGAGAAATCAGCACGGGTTCTACCAGACAAACACATCGTAAAGATGCCCTTAGAGACCTGTCAGATGCTTTCTATCGTGGCGTCAGACAAATGGGGTCATGGTTATGGCACTCTTCCCAAAGCAGATGGTACGCCCTATGCTACTGAGAAGGGTGCCTTTCGTAATCATCCCTGTACTATATGGGCAAATGAAACCGTAGAGAATACTCGCTGGTTGTTGCAGCATGGGTTTGCTCTATGTGCTGAGTATGCCGCACGGTATGGTAAAGTACATACATGCTTCCATTCCCTTCTTGCTGCCTCTGAGATTATTCCCAGTGCAGATTATAGAAATCACACACCATTTATACGGGCAATGCCTGAAGAGTACAAATTTGATACAAGCATTGATACCATCACTGCTTACAAGATGTATATTGCATCTAAACCCTGGGTATGCGATAATTACCTTAGGTTGCCACATCGTAAACCTGAATGGGTATGAAACTTATTGATAAGAAAGACTCTCGGTATTTTACCCAGACATCTGACGGACCATACATGCGCCACAGATATAAATTGGTGGATGTTCATGGTGACTTTGTAATTTTTGACAACTGGGAAGACACCCAGATGATGTGGTGGAATACTCCATCGCAGTTTTTATCCCACATTGAGGTTCTTGATAATGCGTAGTGATTTTCTCTGGGTCGAAAAGTATCGCCCCAAAACTATTGATGAGTGCATCCTGCCTGCTGCTACTAAGAAGACCTTTCAGGACTTCCTAGAGCAGGGTGAGATTCCTAATCTGCTTCTTGCAGGTCCTGCTGGATGTGGCAAGACAACAATCGCTCGCGCTCTTTGCGAGCAACTTAAATGCGACTACATTATTATCAATGGATCAGACGAAGGTAGATTTCTCGATACTGTACGGAATCAAGCAAAGAACTTTGCTTCGACCGTCTCACTTTCTTCAGATGCACCGCACAAGGTCATCATTATCGATGAGGCTGATAACACCACCCACGATGTACAGCTCCTCTTACGGGCTAATATTGAGGCGTTTTATGGCAACTGTAGGTTCATCTTCACCTGCAACTACAAAAACAAGATCATTGAACCCCTCCATTCCCGTTGTGCAGTCATTGAGTTCTCCATCAATGGAACCCAAAAACCTGCAATCGCAGCAGCATTCTTCAAGCGTCTCCAAGAAATCTTGGTTGCAGAAGGTGTTGAATCTGATAACAAGGTCTTGGTAGAACTTGTCAACAAACACTTCCCAGACTGGCGTCGGGTGCTCAATGAGTGCCAGCGTTACTCGGTCGGGGGTAAGATTGACTCTGCTATTCTCGCTTCCTTTGGAGATGTAAAAGTAAATGACCTCATTCAAAAACTCAAGCAAAAAGACTTTCAGTCTGTCCGTAAGTGGGTCGTTGCTAATCTGGATAATGATCCTGGTGTACTTCTGCGGCGTGTTTACGATGCTCTTTACAGCACCCTTGAAGGTCCTTCTATTGCTGCTGCCGTGCTCATTATTGCTAAGTATCAGTATCAAATCGCATTTGTTGCCGACCAGGAGATCAACCTCCTCGCGGCGTTGACCGAAATTATGGTTGAGTGTAATTTCAAATAAAATTCATGTCTATAATTATTCCTGCATTTATGCCACCTCTGTTACCTGAGGAATTTGATCAGGACTTTAACAGAAAAAATTGTGATACTGTTTTTATTGGTGAAGCAGCAGAGCATATCGTTGCAAAATATTTTTTAAAAAACAAAATCAACTTTGGAAAACCTACAGTCGATCAAGGCACCGACTGGTGGGTTCAAAGTGATGATCCACGAATCATTAAGAGAGCTCAAGTCAAGAAGGTTGCTTGGAAAGATAAGATCGATTCTGGAATTTTAAAAAGGCGTGGTCAAGTTATAAAAAGGCACACTTTTGATTTTAGATTTCAATCTTCTGGATCTAAATCGGATAAAAGTAAAAGTTTTTATGGTCCAAAGGACATTGATGTGTTCTACCATGTTCTTGTTACTCCTCTTAGGGAATTGATCTGGAAGATCCCCGCAAATATTGTTCCTACTGACAGTGATGGATGGTTCGTCCAGAGTAAAAGTCCTACCTTAGACCGTTCGTTTAAAGTCAGGAAGAAACCTGATTTTGATATTAGAGGGATGTTGCTTTCTTGCATGTATGATGTTAAACTGATAGAAGCGTATCCTGAGTTTTTCTTTCCCCAAGAACCACAAACCGTGATGGAATTTTTTGAATGAAATCTTTGAAAACTCCCCTTCGTTATCCTGGCGGTAAGTCTCGTGCTGTCCAGAAACTCTTCTCATACATCCCCGATAAAGAGTATGATGAACTGCGGGAACCGTTCCTAGGTGGCGGTTCCTTCGCCCTGGAATGGACGAAGAGGTATCCTAACACCTCCGTGTGGGTAAACGACCTCTACGAACCTCTGGTGAACTTCTGGCAGCAACTCCAAATGTTTGGTGTGGAACTTCGCAATGAACTAAATCAACTTAAGCATCGTCATATTGATCATGAAAGCGCAAGATCGCTATTCCTTGACGCCAAAGCATATCTTGCTCGACCTCTGGACGACAGTGAAAGTTTCCAGCGTGCTGTTTCCTTCTATATTGTTAATAAGTGCTCTTTCTCAGGTCTTACTGAAGCCAGCTCCTTTTCCAAGCAAGCAAGTGACTCCAACTTCTCTTTCAGAGGAATCGACAAACTGCCAGAGTATCAAAAACTTATCGGGAACTGGACCATCACAAACTATTCATATGACTATCTGTTGGACGATTCTCCAGAACTAACCTTTGGTAAAGTGGACCAAAATATTTTTGTCTACCTTGATCCTCCATACGACATCAAGGACAATCTTTATGGTCGCAAAGGATCAATGCACAAAGGATTTGACCATGACAAGTTTGCTCGTGATTGTGACTCTTGCACTATGGACTCCCTCGTGAGTTATAATTCCAGTCAACTTGTTAAAGATCGTTTCACCAACTGGAAAGCATCGGAGTTTGATCTTACCTATACGATGCGTTCGGTTGGACAGTATATGCGCGAACAACAGGACCGTAAAGAACTCGTTTTGGTTAATTATTGATATGGAACTGAAGGACTGGTTGAACTCCATCAATACAAACAAACAGGATCTGAGTGAAGATCCTGAGGCATGCAAAAAGTATCCTGCTTACATTGTTAATCGGTGTATGTCTGGGCACATTGATGCTATCTTGTTTGCTAATGAGATGAACAAGAATACTCATCTCAGCAAAGACATGCAGTACCATTTCATGCTACATAGTCTTAGAAAGAAGAAGAGATTTTCTCCCTGGTTGAAGCAAGAAAAGATTGCTGACCTTGAAGTAGTAAAAAAATACTACGGGTATAGTAACGAAAAGGCACAGCAAGCACTTAAGATTCTCTCGCCAGAGCAAATCAAATTCATTCATAAGAAAATGGACACAGGTGGTATTAAAAAATGAAGGTCCTAAGCATTGATATTGATTATGCTTTTCCCACTGTAGATGAATGGCCAAATGAAGACAATGAAATGTTTTCTGAATGGCATCCTTACACGAAATGGTATTACTATTTTCTGAGGTATCCTTCTCTAAACACCAGGGAAAAAATAATCGATGAAGAATGCTTAGACTATCTTTTAAATACATTCACTAGAGCACTTGCTGCTAACCCAAACGCTCATGTTTGGTTTGGAATGGATCATGATTATATTCTTGAATATCTACACGATAAAGATCATCTTGAGATTGTCAACATTGACCACCACGACGATTTTTTAGCAGGATGTTATGTTGATGAAGAGTGTGCTGGAGATGAGCAGCAACACATGGCTGGTCATCTTTTAGAGTATGAGATGACCAAAGCTTTCAGTAAAGTTGATGAAGGAAGTTGGGGAGCATATTTACATTCTCAGGACAAGTTGGATAGCATGACCTGGATCAGAAATGATGATTCTAAGGCAGATGAAGATACTCGTACTCCTTACAACAAGTTTATTTGTGAGCATGTTGGTAGTTCTTGTAAATGGGAAACCTGTTTTAAAGAGCAGTACGATCATGGAAATTATGAGTACGATGCTATCTTTGTTTGTCTCTCCCCTGCATATTTTCCACCAAGTCAATGGGGATTGTTTAGTCTTTTCCTAGGAATCTATGAGGATTTTACTGGTAAGAGTTGTAAACTAGATGAATTCTGGGATAAGAAGTGGTTGATTAAAATGACATACAAAGAACCAAGGAGGATTCTCCAAGACGCTCTTAAAGAAGTCAAGAAAAGTTTTGATAAATAATACAAACATTTTTCATTAATTGAGATGAGTGTCGTTGTTGAACCGACCGTTGATTGGTCGCCCGAGAAGATGATTGAAGTTTCTCTGAGTGAACCTGATGATTTCCTGAAGGTACGAGAGACCCTAACCAGAATCGGTGTAGCATCCAGAAAGGAAAAGAAACTGTATCAGTCCTGCCACATTCTTCATAAGCAGGGTAGATATTACATCGTCCACTTCAAAGAGTTGTTTGCTCTTGATGGTAAGAAGGCAAATCTGACCGTCAACGATGTTCAGCGTCGTAATAGAATCTCCCAACTGCTTGCTGACTGGGGACTGATCACCGTTGTTGATGCTGAGAAGATTCAGGACATTGCTCCTCTTAATCAAATCAAAGTCCTCTCTTACAAAGATAAGAACAACTGGGTTCTTGAAACAAAATATAACATTGGTCGCAAGACTAAGGTAGAAGGAGAAGAAACCGTATAAATAATTCGTCGCCATTTCGTGCGCGACTCTATACATACGGAATATACGCTACTCTATGGAGAGACCTCTTGACGGAGGTCTCTCTTTTTTGTATAATATCAGTCTTCGGGTTAATCAGTATTCATGTGCAAATACTCTCGTTAGTATTCGAGCGCTAATACTTACCGAAAAATATTATTAGTATTCAACAAGAAAAACTCCAGTTAGTTTTCAGTCCTTAATACTTGAAACTTTTTATGAAAAAATTTATTACTTGTGACATTGGTAAGAAGGAAACCTATGTCTTTGTGCCAGAAACAAAAAATCATTATATTATTTCTAACGAAGAATTCATTAACTTGAATATTCCAGAACTTGATGGGCATGATATTGTCATTGAAGATGCTCACATTAGAGCACAAGAAAATGATAGTCTTGCGCAAAGTTGGACAATTGATCAACTTCGGCAATTGAGAAGTAATGCTGATTCTATGAATACAGAGATCCTTTGTTTTCCCCAGAAAGTAACACCAAAAGCAAGAAAGATTGCATCAATTGGATTGAGACCTGAACTTCTTGATAAATCTGACAAGAATGATATCGAATCTATCGCATACTATCTCCAACAATTTCCTGGAGCATATAATGCACTGAAAGTTTTTGATCCTATTGAATACAAAACTTTTGAGAAAGGAGTCTCTCACATTTATGCAGATAGAAATTCCTTGACAGAAGACTCAAATGGTGCAAGAAACCAACAGTACGGAATTAAAACAGATTATGATGATAAAGTAACTCTATGGATTAAGAAATATATTTCAATCCTAGCTTTTAATCTTGACAACGAAACTGCCGAATGGGCTGGTCTTGAAATGAATGCGAAAGGCAATGCATTGAAACCTGGACTTGTCAATTATACCAGTGATAAACTTAAGTTCATTTATGGTGTAATTAACACCATTCTTGATCCCAACACTGGGGAACCAAGACTGAGGTCTGATATTAACAAACCTCCGTACTGGAAGTATGCCAAGGAAGTATATTTTGGATTGACACCATATCATATGCATGCTGGTGTGACTGCATCAAACTACAAATATCATAAGCGTAAAGCAGGTTCTTCCTGTAAGAAGAGTATGAGTCTTGAGTCTAAGAATGCCGTCAAGAATCTTGATGATGTTCGTGAGATTCGGGAAGCAATGAAAGAGTCTGATAGACATCTTCGTGACTTCTGGAGAACTGCTCGTAAGATGATTGTTGAGGATGGTCTCCGTTAGTATTCAGGGA